TCTCCGTTAATGAATATTTATGATACTGCATTAAGGAAAAATTTAACTGATAATAATTTTCAAGGTCCATATGGACCATTGCTATACGAAAAAACTTGACAGACCCTCCAGGACGATCTCGCTTTCAACTTTTGTATTTGGATTTTTAATCTTAACAGTGTGAGAAAGTTTTGGCATCGTCTCAAAAAACTGCTCAATTTTTTTGAACTGAGCGGAATTCATTTGCTCAAGAAACTCTAAAAGTTCTTTCTTTGTAACATCCGCTGCTGCCCATACCTCTTCATCTGTATAAATTTTATCAATACAAGATGCAACAAGATCAAATGATTGATCAACATTAGAATCATTTAAATCAAAGTTGCTCTTAATAAATTGATCCAATGATGGATACTTCATTTCCATCACAATGCTTTCATCAACTTTAATCTTTCTTTCGTGATCTTCGTTTTTGATAACTTTAATATCATCAATATTAATCTTAGTCGGCACTACAGTTTCATCATCATCTGGGCAAATAAGATTAACTTCAATATCTTCCCCAACAGATTTACCTCTAATGTTAAGAAAGAGATATTCAATGTCGAATGTTGGAAGTGCTTCTACTTTAATATTTTTTGTCTTAATACAACTCTTGATTACCGTTTTAATTGCTGTTGTAATCTCTTTTGTATTCTCACTTTCTAATGCAAGAAGAAGAAGTTTTTCTTCTTTAACTAGAAACGGTCTGTATTGAATTGCTTCTCCAGTAGATGGAAGTTCCAACTCATATGTCGGCGTAGAAATTGTAGGTAAAGGCATAATGTCCTATAGAAGTTTCAGTGTGATTATTTAGTTATCAATAAAGTAGTTCGGAATCTTATTGTGGATTAAATCCTGGTATATTTTGATATCTAACTACAAGATCCTCTAGATATGCTTTTCTCAGCTCATTTGCTTGTTCTCCAGGTAATCCTGGACCATAATATTCTGGGGTTGTAGGTGGTTTAGGTTCTTTAGGTTCTTGTTCAACCATTCCCTGTTGAGTAGTAACAAAATATCTAGTGTATGTAAATGATACGGTACATTTTAATATACTAGAAGAATCATATGACACTGGCATAGAATTTATAGAAATTGGATATGCCTGAAGAAATTGATATTGCAAATAATTTCCGTTGTAATCTCTCTCAAATTTTTTAATATAGATTGATTCGGATCTATAATTTTCTGGATAATTCATTCTATAAAAATAATCTGGACTAACAAATCCAGAAATCTGTTCATTTGAAATATATGATAACCAATTTTCAAAAAATCTAATCACTTTATAATCATGATCAACATAGAAAGTAAAGTCCGCTCTATCATCATACAATCTTCTATATGCTAGTCTCTCAGTTACACCAGTAAAATCATTATTGACTTCATTGGTTACAAAAGAAGATCCAGGTAAAGATGCTTCTGAACAATGAATACTTATGGTATCCCATTCATATGCAGATCCAGCTCCAGCAAGTTGTTTATTTTCTGCCCAGTCCTGAACTTTTTTTGGGGGATTAAAATAACATTCAAAATGAGAAGTAAGCGAAGGATTAAGTAACTTAGACTTAATCTCCGACATACTTTTTGGACTTGGTGCTGGTGGTGCTGCCATTTATAAATATTGAATACTTATATATTATGTAGTCGGAAAATGGCAGAAAGTAAATATCATCAAGGAAGATTCAATCCAAGAAACCCAGAAAAATACAAAGGAGATTCTAGAAATATAATTTATAGAAGTTCTTGGGAAGTTGAATTTATGAGATATTGTGATAGGAACCCAAATATTTTGGAATGGGGAAGTGAAGAATTCTTCATTCCATATTACGATCCCACTACTAAAAAAAATTAAACCAAAACGTCAAACAAGACCACCAGTTCCAGGAAATAAAAAGAAAAAGACTTTGATTAACGAGGCAATTACATACGAAAAAAATTGTGCTAAATGGAAAGCAGCAAAAGAATGGTGTGAAGATAGAATGATAGAATTTAAAATAATAACCGAAGATGATTTGAATTTATAGTGATAAATATATTATAAATATCTTCTCATCAATGTCACATACTCTACAAAAAATTGAGATTGCCATTCCTCTCGATTTGGAGGTAGTTTGATGTCAAAGGTTACTTTAGATGGGCCAACTACTGGATATGTAAGAAAAGTAAAAATAGGGGGGCAAGATTACAATTTTAGTGTAAGAGTTGAATATGAATCAAATTTAAAAGTAAAAAATCAAACAACAGGATTGGATGTTCAAGTACCAGAAAAGGGAACTTCTAAAGCAACACAACTTTATTCACCAGCGCCTAATGTTTGGGTTACATCTGCTGTTTTAGGTGCTGATGGAAAATGGGTTCCATTAAAAAAATCGGAATCTAAAGATCTATTAGGAAATTCATATTACCCACCTTCTCAAGGAAATGAATATGTTTTAGGTAGTGGTGCCTTAACAGGATTAAATTCAGTTGGACCAAATACATTAAGAGATATAAGTATAAATGACGCAAAAGTATTATATAAAAAATATACTGGATCTACAGATCAACAAGTTAATAGTGAATTTGACGTATCGAGTAATGTTGCTCCACCAGGAAGTCCACCGACACCTGGATTACTGGGTCCTCCACCAGCTCCAGATTTAGGTCAAGCACAACCAACTCCAACCGCTGATTATTTGGATCCAAATAAAGCTCCAGTATTTCCTACTCCTACAGATGATACACGTTATGATGGTGAAGAAAAAAATAAAAAAATAAAGGAAGGAGGGGCATCCTTTTTAAAATATCCAGAAGGAATGAGAGATGATCAAGATAGGATAATATTTGAAAGGTGTCCTTATGTAGCAAAATTGGCAGCAGAGCCAACAGATCCATATCCTCATGCAGGGCCTGCTCGTAGCACAATAATATTACCAATTCAATCTGGAATATCTGATACTAATAGCGTAGATTGGGGTGGAGCAAATCTGAATCCAGTAGAAATGTTTGGTGTAAGATTAGCAATGGATGCATTAAGTAACAAAAAATTCTCTGAAGTTGTCATAGATGGTCTAGATAAATTTCAAGAAACCGTGAATACAACAAATAATAGAGATATGTTGAAATATTATTTTGCTCAAGAAGCAGTTGGAGTTCAGGGATTGTTATCTAGAGCATCTGGATCTGTTCTAAATCCAAACTTATCTTTATTGTTTAATGGTCCTTCATTAAGACCATTCTCATTTACATTTAGATTAAGTCCAAGAGGACCAAAGGAATCAATTATAGTTAAAAAAATAATAAGACAATTTAAAGAAGGATCTGCTGTAAATACAGCCGAGTCAAATGTATTTTTAAAAGCGCCAGACGTATTTAAAATTCGTTATGAAGGAGCATCAGCAAAATCTTTAAATAAATTCAAAACTTGTGCATTAACATCTGTAAGTGTTAATTATACACCAGATGGAACTTATATGACTTATGGGGATGGAACTATGACTTCATACGAACTGTCATTAACATTCAATGAATTGGATCCAATATATCAAGTTAATTATAAAGACTTAGCTTTAGACGAAATAGGATACTAAAATGTCATCATACTTCAAACAAGTTCCAAACTTCAAATACGTTAATAGAAATCCCCAAGAAAATAAAGTATTAGGAGATTATATTGACGTAAAAAATCTTTTTAAGAGAACAAAACTTCTCGATGATATTTTTTCAGACTTAAATTACTTTGAAAAATATAGCATTATTGGTGATGAAAGACCCGATCAAGTGGCAGAGAAGTTTTATTCTAATTCCAATTTAGATTGGATAGTTCTAATTTCTAATAACATCACTAATGTTCAATCAGAATGGCCTCTTCCTCAGTTAGCATTTAATAAATATCTTCTAAACAAGTATGGATCTTATGAAAAAATAAATGCTGTCCATCATTATGAGTCAAGAGAAATTACAACTTCTAATGGTATAATATTAGTTCCACAAGGTCTTCGTATTCCAATCGATTATCAAATAGAATATTATGATTCCGAAACAGGAACAGATAGACTAATTACAAATATTGCAGTACCAATAACAAACTATCAATACGAACAAAGATTGGATAACGACAAGAGAAATATATTCTTATTAAAATCAAAATATATTGCAATTGTTCTTGATGATATGGAAAGAATTATGCCATATAAAAAAGGTAGCACTCAGTATATAAGTGCCACCTTGAAGAAAGGAGATAATAGTAAGATCTACGAGTGATCAACTATCTGCAAGTTTGCTGAAGTAAGACATAGCATCATCTTCATCTTCATCAGAATTTGAACTGGAAAGATTGTTTAGTTCCTGACGCATAGACTCTGGCATTGCAGGAGCACTCTTACTCTTGCGATAAGACTCTTCAAGTTCTGCCATAACATCATCTTCACGAGTCTTCTTAGGCATATAGGATTCATATGCTTCTTCTTCATCTGCGGATGCAGACTTAGGAGCAACAGCACCCTTGCCCATAACGTAGTTCAGACGCTTCTCAAGTTCATCGTAGGTCTTGAACTGATCGGGAGCAACCAGAGCAGAGAGAGAATACTCTTTCTTCCAAATTGCTTCCAGGGCATCATCATCAGAGAGAAGAGGAGAAGACGAATCAAACTCCGACTTATCGTAGTTCCAATAACCTTCAACCTTACGAATCTTCAGACGGAAGTTTGCACCACTCCAAAAGTCAAAAGGATTGATCGGTTCTTCATCTTCAAATTCGGGTTGCATAGCATTCAGAATCTTATCAAAGATCTTCTTACCGAACTTGAACAGGAAGACCTTACCTTCGTTTTCGGGATGGGCAGGGTCCTTTACAACATAGATGTTAGCAAAATACGACAGTTTGCGCTTTTGTTTGCGAACAGTTTCCTTATCTTTATCGTTACCGCTATTCCACAGAGTGCGGTTATACTCTGTAACAGGATCTTTCTGACCAAGAGTAGTCAGAGAGTTTTCAATATACCAACCACCAGGACCTTGGAATCCGTGAGCATACATTTTGACCCAAGGAAGATCTTCCCCTTCAGGAGCAGGGAGGAAACGGATGATAGCGGAACCTACACCGCTCTTATCCATTTCAGGTTTCCAGAAGCGATCATCAGAAGATCCACTGGTAGTATTCATTTTTTCTACTTCTTTCACCAGTTTATCGGTGAGAGAACCAAGTTTAGATTGCTTTTTAAGTGCTTCGAAAGACATTAGATTTCTCCGTATTTGGCTTGTGGGCAACTTTACCATTCGAGATGGAGGGATGCCAAGCCCTCAAGAACTATATCACCCGCTGATCTCTTTGTCAATCTGGATCCTCATCATATCGATGAGTTTTGACATATTATTAAATATTACATTCATATCTGTATTCTCTGGAAGTCCCATCATTGAAGCGGATTCCATAATTTTTTCTTTCAATCTGAGGAAATCGAAACACATTTTCATAAATTTCTTCTTGGAGTTCTGAGATTTCTGCGATTTCCGCTCTTACAACTTCCGAATCGAAAAAAGTCACAGCACACACTCCTTTAAAATTTTTTTGAATTTGAATATATCAGTATGTAGGAAAGAAGAATATTTTGAAATCTTCATTGAAACAAAAGTCCAAATAGGATCTTGGAGTTTTTGATCAAATTCTTTTTTGTATCCCAATATTCTATCTAATATTATCATACTTTCTAAGGAAATTTTTCCTTGTAAATGATCCTTCAATAATTGAGGATGTCTTCCTTCTTCAATTTGAAATACCTTATCAAAATTTTTGTTTGAAAAAACTACATCAATCTCCTCTTTGAAAATATAAGATAAAGATTGAATTTTTTTGCACCAGTTTTTATAGTTACTTTCTCCCTCTCTTATTATTTCACCGATCCAAAGAGACTGGGGATCAGAGCAAGATACAAAATTAGAGACAAAGAAATCCAAAATTTCTTTTTCGGATTTCTGTCTGCTTATTTTTTCAAACCAAAATCTATCCTTTCTCTTATAAAAAGACTGAATAGTTGCTCTATTCTTACCACAATATTTGTGGTAATCGTAACTATCTTTTGTGAAATGATTTTTTATTGAAAGGTAAATTTTATAGCATTCAAATGGATTCACTAAGTATCAAAAAATAAGTTTAGCACGAGAAGTTTTCTTAAGAAAATTAAGTTCCATAGCTTCATACTTAATTTTTTCCTTAAGTGGTTTAGAAATAAGTTTAGGAACAGATTCCAAATCGATGCTGTTCATTTCACAAAAAGAAATTATTGCATCGATATAGTTCATTTCTTCATTATCTTGAACCAACTTTTCGATTTCTTGAGCAAATCTAGATGGACAGAAAAAATCTAGATGGACAGAAAAATTTTTTTTCGAGTACTTTCTCGAATTCCTTTTCTACTTGTGACTCCATTAATTCTATTAGTGATGGTGACAATTTTTCCTCATAACAACTTTAACAAAGAATAACATAAACAATGTTTATTGTCAAGACAATTTATCATTTAAGAATTTTTTTATATACTTAACAAGAAGTCTAATATATTTTTCTTTATCTCTTTCTTCATATACTTCGACTTCACCATTTTCGCAAGCCATAATGATTACGAATTTCTTAACAGATAGTCCAGTCATTTCGTGAAGCATACATGCATATGCACAACATTGAACGAAATAACCTTCAATCCATTCTCTTGGTTTTGGTTTTGCTGAAGTCTTAAAATCGATGATAGAAAGTTCTCCATCAAATTCCGCGATACAGTCTACTGTACCTGCAATGCCCAAAAACTCACTATAAAGAGATCCTTCTAGAGCATGAATATTATTTATACGATTTAAAGTTGGTTTAGAAATACCAAACAACATTTCCGAAAGAGGTTGAACCTTAGGAAGGTTTTCATTCTTAAGGTGATGCTCTACAAGAGTATGCATATCAGTTCCGCGACTGGTTGCTTTTCTTGTAATTGCGTCTGCCTTTTCTACTCCAACTTTTTTACGCCACTCATTAAAAAATTCCTTTTTCCAATTACTTGTAACTGAAGTAATAGAAACGAGTTTTTTTAACTTGTCTCCATTTGGCACTTTATAATAACGAACACCATCTATAGTCTCCCTCTGAAGTTGAGGGAGATTCAATTCAACATGATTAAACATCAGAGATTCAATTCCATTTTTGCGAGAATGTATTCTTTAACAAGACCAGAGCGAACAATATCTTCCGCTTCAAATTCAATAACATCAAAAGAAGGCATAACTCTAAGGATTCTCATAAAATCAATAATGCCATTCTTTTCATTTGTTTTGACAAGATCACTCTGAGTTGCATCTCCGCAGAACATAATCTTAGAATTTTCGCCAACACGAGTAATCATAGAATCAAGTTCGTGGAAGTTAAGATTCTGGAATTCATCTACAATAATAATTGCATTATCAAGAGTAGTTCCACGAATAAAAGAAGTGCTCCAGAAACTAATGGTTCCTTGCGTTTTCAAATTACCATAGAGCATTTCAAAGGAAGCATCGTCTGGCATTTCGAACATATACTTTACCATATTCTTATACGGAATCTGATAAAGGGAGGACTTATCCTCGTGATCGCCTGGAAGAAAACCAATCTCCCTAGTTGCCACAAGGGAACGTACAATATAAATTTTTTCGTAAGGGGATCTTTCGTCAAGTACATCTCTCAGAGCATTATATAAAGTGATGAAAGTTTTACCAGTTCCAGCACAACCATATGCAACTAAGTTTTGCTGTAGATTATAAGATTTAAAAAGAGATTCTTGATTGTCTGTAAGAGGTTCAATCCTCTTCATATAATCGGAACTAATCGGCTTCTTTCTTTTCATCTGCCTATTGCTAGTTCCAAATGGAACAGGGTTCTTCATGCTTTTTCTTGCCATTAGATTTTCTTCACTTGGGATTTGGGTGCTTTTGATGCTTTTTCCAGAACTTCATTCCATCCTGGATGTTTCTGAACGAGTTTATCTTTCCACTCGCCAATTTCTCCTGGAGTGGCACAACCTTCAGACCAATCTCTTTTCCAATCGGGATTGTCTTTATACCACTGAGTGATTTCATGAACACTCATTTCAATCACTTTTTTCTCACCTGTTTCTTTATGAATAATAGGATATATCGCCATAGATTATTATAAAATTCAAAGATATTTATTCTATACAGAGGGAAGGTGCATCGTCGCATTCTATACAATCGATGCATTCATCTATGTTTGGATTTGATTTTAAAAACTCTTGAAATTCTTCCTCTGTAAGAAGTATTTTAAAAACGTGACCAGTTGAATGATCTTTTATGCAATAACTTTTCATACCTGTAATTAGGGAGATAGTCTTGCTTTATGTAGTCGTTTTTCCTCATAATACGAAAAGATTTCTGGAACCCAGTTTTTAATGATTGGGATCATACCCTCACACATTGCTTGAATTTCAACTTGAGCATCAAGTTTTGCACGAAGATCCAAAAAGTGCAATGCAGCACGAAGAGAGAAAGAAGCAACAAAATTCTGGCGAATATTTTGTGGAAGATAATCTCGTAGATGTTCTTCCGCCATTCCGCGTTTCATATATCCTTCAGCATATCTTTCGGATGCTGCCAGACAAAACTTTAATTGCCTTTCATAATCATCTTGAGTCCATTCATATTTGTGACCTTTACGGTCAAGATATAAACCAGGAGGACGAACATAAAAGACTTCATCTACAGAAAGTTCATTATTAGCAACTTTCAAAACACGTCTTCCAGTATAGCGTTGCGATTGAACATCAAATGAAACACCTACACGATGAGTCCTTGCTTGAACAATAACGTTATGAACGAATCCTACACAATCAAATGAGATTGAGGGGTGTTCTAGAGGTCCCCAGTGCCCTCTCTCGTTTGCTAGGAGTTGCTCTATAACCCACTTACCAGAATCAATTTCTGAAGGTGGTGTTTTAGTATGAATAGCATCTTCACTATAATCATTTTTCCCACCTTGCCAAACAAGAGTTTGTGGATTGGGAGTGCTGTTTAAAAGCACAATTTTCATGTGCTTATCAAGTTCCAAAAGATCTTTTGCCTTAATTGGTTTCATTAATCATTCTCCCAAGTTTCTTTTTCTTTCTTACGAAGTTTTTTAAGTTCCTTCATCATATCTTTAATTTCTTGATATGCAGTTTCTGGACTCATTTTATCTCCAATTTCAAGTCCAACAATATATTGGACCTTATCACCAAATCTTGCAAGTGCTCTCTCAAATTCAGTAAGTGTTTCGTACATTATGAATCATCCTCTTCGTAATATTCTGGTTCATAATCATCAATATAAGGAGCGATTTGTTCATATTGATAATTATTTTCTCTTTCTAATTCTTCTTTCAGAGAACGAATAAGAAGTTCAAGATTATAAACAATTTGTTTTACTTTTTCCTTGTCCATAAAATAGTTTCTTTCCAACAATAATTCTACATAAAAAAAGGGGGGAAGTCAATCCCCCCATACATCAAGCAACTTGTGGTTGCTTTGCCATATTCAATTGTGCATCTTTAAGAAGTTTTTCCTTCTTTGCTTTTCTTTTAAGATAACGAACGAAGTAAGTATTCATTTGTGACCCTCCTTTACAAACTTAACACCACGATAGGTTTCGTTGCATTAGGTTTTCTCCTTAGTTTTTTAAGTTAAAGAGCGTTCCTTCAGTCGGCGTTTGCGTTCGCTATTTGCGAATAGCGAATGAACGATCCGTTCCGCGTCGGCTTACTTCCGTCCCGATGGGATGAACGTAAGGTCATTATAGACCTATTAGGTTATATAGACAAATACTTTTGTAATTTTTGTTACAATTTAATCTCTTTGTCTCCAATCATCTGGTTTATCGCCAGTGAAAAAATCAATAATATCATCAGCACCATTAAATCTACTTCTATGATTGGATGGGTCTGGATCTCCCAAGTCTAGAGCATTCATAAAATCATCTAAACTGCCTTCCTGCATATCAGGATTGGATGCACGTCGTCTTGATTGTCTGAGAATAGTTGCAGCAGAGCGATTTGATTTGGCAAGTTTTTCTGCCCAGATCATATCCTCTAAACTTACTTCTTCACCTTTAGCGATTCTTTCACAAATTGCCTCAAGGCGCAACCTGTATTGCGTTGAAAGCATAAAAACTCTCCAGATATAGTATATTTATTCTATCTTTCGATATAGGTTAATTTATGGTCAGTTGCATAAAGTTGTTGAATGATAATATCACACCCAATCTTTGGATTGCAATCGCCACAAGTATAAACATCAACTGCTGCCTTACCTTCTTCTGGCCAAGTATGAATACTAATATGACTTTCGGATAACAAACAAATTACAGTGACTCCCTGTGGATCAAACTTTTTTGAAATAGTTTGAACTACAGTTGCTCCACTTGCTGCTGCTGCGTTTTCCAGTAGGTCTATAAGACAACGCTCGTCGTCCAAAAGAACGAACGAGCATCCATAAAGATTAAGTAAATAATGCTTGCCCATTAAAGTTCAGGATTTTCCTCATATTCTTTTAAAAGTTCCGACACAACTTCTTCTGTTCCATCCATTGTCTTTACTTGATACAATGGAGACTTCATATATTTTTTAATTTTTTTATATTTTTTAATCAGA